TTAGGTTTATCTAAATTTAAATGTTTATTAGAACTGGCAAGAGTATCAGGAAAAATAGTTAAAACCAAACATGATTTTGGAGTATTTAAAAAGTATTTAGATTTATATTTTATTAATGCCTGGGATATTCGATTACGGTATGATAAGAATGGAAAATATATTTGGAAGAAGGATTTACTGCAATTATCAGAATTAGGACGGGCTGAAGTATCTAAAAAAATAGGTCATAATTATTATAAATTAATTAAACTATATAAACAATATGGTTTAGATATTAAAAGAAAATGGGGAAATCAATTTAGTCCATTCAAACCTGGGAATCATAATATTACCAAGATTGAATGGATTAATAAAATTGTGGATGTTTATGATATTGAGGTAGAAAATTATCATAACTTTTTTGCCAATGAAATTTGTGTACATAATTCATCCGACAGCCCGAACTTTCAAAACATTCCGATTCGTGATGAAGAATCAATGCAGGCATGTAGACGTGCATTATTTCCTCGTCCAGGACATCAAATACTGGAGGCTGACTTCAAGGGGATTGAGGTTGGCATTTCAGCATGCTACAACAAGGATCCTCAATTAATAAAATACGTATCCGACCCATCTACGGATATGCATCGGGATATGGCAATGCAAATATTTTTTATCAACGAATTTAATAAGGCTGATAAATCTCATGATAAACTAAGAAAGGCAGCAAAGAATGGATTTGTTTTTCCTGAATTTTACGGAAGTTGGTATAAAAATTGTGCAGGAAATCTTGCTTGCACGTGGGGCAAACTTGATAAAGGGAAATGGTCGAAAGGGCAAGGAATTACTTTTGAGGATAATTTTTTGTCAAACCATTTAATTACGAATAAAATTCAATCATTTGACAGATTTACCGACCATCTGAAAGTAATTGAAAATGATTTTTGGACAAATAGATTTCCAGTTTATGCGGAATGGAAGGACATTTGGTTTGCTAAATATCAAAAGCGGGGATTTGTAGATTTATATACAGGATTTAGATGTGGCGGTGTTATGAGTAAGAATGATGCCACTAATTATCCGATTCAAGGATCTGCCTTTCATTGTCTTCTGTGGTCATTTATTCAAATGGATAAATGGTTGATTGCAAATAAAATGGACACTAAGCTAATTGGACAGATTCATGATAGTATGATCCTAGATGTACACCCTGATGAACGTACCGCGGTAGTTGAAAAAATAAAACAAATTACGTGCAAAGATTTATCAAATCATTGGGCTTGGATTATAGTACCATTAAATGTTGACCTTGATATTGCTCCAGTTGATGGAAGCTGGGCAGAAAAAGAACCATATAAATTAATAGCTTAAAATTATGAGAACAGAACAAGAAATTAAGGAATACATTGATGAAACAAAGGAAAATAATGAAATGCTTAAGGAATCAATTGAGAATGATAAATTAAGGATTATTAAAAATAATGCGGAAATAAATGCATTGGAATGGTCTTTGCAAACAAAAGCAGAAATACCAGCCAGACCAGCCTCCAATAAAAAGCAACCTAAAAAGAACTCTATCATTAATATTGGTGATTCTGTTTTGGTTTTAAATGAAAATTACGAAACTACAATTATTAATAAAGTTCGTAATGAAATCAGCGCGGATGGTTTTGATTATTTTTATAAGGATTGTTTAGGAGAAACAGATTCCACAAACATCAATAACCTCGAAAAATTATGAGCCTTTACAATAAAATACGTCCCATAACCTTAGAACAAGTAAAAGGAAATGAAGAGGTGAAAACATCTTTGACTACTATTTTAAATAAGTCAAATCCTCCTCACACCTTTCTTTTTCACGGACCTACGGGGTGTGGTAAAACTACAATTGGGCGAATTGTTTTAAATATGCTGGGTTGTGTTAGTTCTGATTTACGGGAAATCAATTCTTCGGATATGCGAGGTATTGACACAATAAGGGATATATCTCGAAATAGTGGATTTAAACCGATTGAAGGCAAGGCACGAGGATGGTTAATTGATGAGGCACATAAAATGACTAACGACGCCCAGAACGCCTTCCTTAAGCCTACAGAAGACCCTCCCGCTCATGTTTTCTATGTACTTTGTACAACGGATTTTAATAAATTAATTCCGACGTTGCGAGGACGCTGTCAAACGTATCAATTAAAACCTCTTTCCGATAATCAAATGATGAGGTTGCTCAGGGAGACGGTTAAAAATGAAAATGAAGTAATAGACCGAGCCGTTTATGATCAAATAATCCAAGACAGCCTAGGACATCCTCGTAATGCTATTCAAATATTGGAACAAGTATTAAGTTGTCCTAACGAAATGCGGCTTTCTACGGCAAGGAAAACAGCCGAGGAACAAAGTCAAGCAATTGAGTTATGCCGTGCATTGCTTAACTCAAATAGTTGGAAACAAATTTCAACTATTTTAAACGGACTGAAAGACCAAGAACCCGAAGGGATCCGACGTTGTGTTCTTGGTTATTGCCAGGCTGTACTACTTAAAGGAGATAATGAACGATGTGGGTTAATACTTGAGGAATTTATGAATCCTTTCTATGATAGTGGATTTCCACAACTTGTCTATGCCTGTTATTCAATAATTAAAAACTAAAAATATGAACAAACAACAATTAATCCATTTATTAGATCAAATTCCAGATAATTTGGAAGTTAGAATACAAAATGCCTGTATAATTGATGATGAATTTTGCCCAACCTTTGAAGTCACCTCAATTGGTAAATTATCAGATGCGGAAAATCTCAGCGATTCAGAAAAAGAAATGATGATCAAGGATGAGGAAGATTGTGTTATTATTGAATTTAGTAATGAAAATTATTTGGCAGATTGTTATAATATAGGAAAAGGTTGTAATTGTATCTATCCAACAGAAGGTACGGAAATGATTGCAAAGGAACGTTTTGAACAATTGAAAAAACATAAATTTACAATTGAACATGACCAAAAGAAATTGGAACAAGGAGACTTGATGCGGTTGGCAGATTATATTATTTTTGCCAATGAAGATCGTTTGCCTAAAAATTTTGATCCTACTTTTATAAAACAAATTTTCATGAAGTCTCGTGAGGAACAACTGGCAGTGGCTGGAGCTTGTATTGCTGCGGAAATTGATTATCGATTGTATAAAATTAGTCAAACAACAGGGGTATAATGGAAAAAGAAAAAAATATAATTAATTACGAAAAGGATATTTCCATCGATGAAGAGGCATTGGATATTGAATGGTTAGAACAACCCCGCTTAATGATGCGGTATTCTAAACATTTAGCTCAAACACGTATGGAATTTGATGAATTGAAACAAGCCTTGGAAATAACGAAGGCGGAGATAGATCAAAGAATCCGAAAAAGTCCAGATAAATACAAACTGGATAAGGTGACGGATAAGGCAATCGAAAGCATTACCATTACCACCGTTGAGTATAAACAGGCGTTTCAGGAATATTTGGATGCAAAATATGAATTTGATATGGCAATGGGTGCCGTTAAAGCTTTTGAACAAAGAAAGGAGGCATTAGAAAATTTAGTACGATTACACGGACAACAATATTTTGCAGGACCTAAAGTTCCTCGAGATATTCAGTGGGAACGTGAGAAGAAAACAAAAAGAACGAATGCAGGAATAGCAAATAAATTGAGACGTAATAAATAATTAATCACTAATTTAATTTACATGAAAACAACAAAAAAGAAAAGTAATTTTAGGGGCAGAGTGGCAACAAACGCCAAAAAGAAACCAAACAGAAAAGGTGGAAGCAAGTATTTGACACTTCCCGAAGGTGTTAGTTTGCTAAGTTTTGATGAATCGGTAAGAAAAGTTAAAATGGATTTTATGGCGTACGAAGTGACGGATAAAAATCATCCTGACCATGAAGAGGCTACCGTAGGTTCATTGTGGTACCGTCGTCCTTTTTTACTGCATAAGAATATCGGTGCGGACAATCAAAAATATGTTTGCAGAAAATCAATTGGTGGTAAATGCCCAATCTGTGAATTTCAAAAGGAATTATTTGATACAGATAAAGAGGCTGCAATTAAATTATACCCGCAACAAAGATACCTGTATGCTCCTGTTCCACTAGATTCTAAAAAACATGATCAAATTCCATATGTATGGGATCAGGCGGAATCTCTGTTTCAGGATTGTTTGGATACGGAATTGGATGAAAATGATGAAAATGAAATCTTCCCAGATCCTGAGGAAGGACTTACACTTGCATTAACTTTAAAATGGAAAACAATCGGAGACAAAGGTACTCCATTTCCTGAAACCCGTGCAATTAAATTTGAGGAACGTGAAAACAGCTACGATGAAGACTTTTTGGAAACTGTGCCTAATCTTGATGAATGCTTAAATATTTTATCTTACGAAGATTTGAAAACGGCATTTTTTGAATTAAATGAAGACACGGACGAGGATGATAATGATGATGAGGACGACGAAAAACCCCGCAAAAAAACAACATCAAAAGCTCCGTTGAAAAAACGCCCTATTGAAGACGAAGAGGAAGAGGACGAAGAGGAAGAGGAAGAAAAGCCTGTACGTAAATCAACAACCACAGCTAAAAAGCCAATAAAAAAGGGACCTGTTGAAGACGAAGAGGACGAAGAGGAGGAGGATGAAGACGAAAAACCGCCTGTTAAATTAACTAAATTGACAAAAAACGTAGATGAGGAAGACCGCTGTGTTGCTTGCGAAGGCTCAGGTAAGGATTCCCGAGGTAGAGAATGTCCAATTTGTAAAGGTACAGGGCTGAAACCAAAAAAGAAAACATCCCGTAAAATTGATGAGGAAGACGAGGAAGAAGAAACAAAGCCTGTAAAAAAAGGAACAATGACTCGTAACACAAAAACGGCTGGCAAATCGGATGGAAAGAATAAATGCCCGCACGGATATAAATTTGGTGTAGATACTGACAAGAAAAAAGAATGTGATGCCTGCGACATTTGGAACGATTGCATTGATGAAAAAGAAATTAAATAATGAAAAATAAAAAAATTCTAGCCATTAAGAAGGACCGGGATTGTAAACTCATGGGGGCTTCAATGCCTTCATGTGTTCACAGTTATTTAAGCTTATACGGCACTGCAAAGGATGTGACCAAATCAACCGTACTAAAGCCGTTGATACAAAATTGGTACAATCAACAAAAGCAGGTAGAATCTGAGGATATGTTGGTAAAGGCTATTATTAACAGAATTAAAAACCAACGTAAAATTGAAAAAGCAAACAATCCAAACATGGATATTATTGTATTCAAAGATTCTGTTAAAACGGAATTACAGGGTAAGGGTGTTTTGGATAAATATATTGTTCAAATACTGGAGGAAATAAAATGATACGAAGTAAACCAGTTGAATCACTTTCTAAGCAAATGAAACGAAAGGCAAAAAAGCCGATCATTAAGGAAAAAAAATTAGAAGGTGATTTTACCTATATTATCTCCACGGGTAGCACTCTTTTAAACCTTGCTATTTCAGCAAATAGAATAAGAGGAGGTGGACTTTGTGGGGGCGTTTTT